ATACAAATTCGCTTATGAAGAAGAAACAAAGAGTCCTATTAGTAAAGCACTGATAGTACGTCTGCCAAAGCAAGGTGGCAAGATAGAAATTGTTGATGGTATCATAAGTAAATCTATGTTTGATGCTTTTTTAAGTGCTAAGTATATGACTCATGCACTTGTTGAGTATTCTAACATACATAACCAATAGGAGAATCTGATGGCTTATAATAATAGACCACAGTACAACAATAACTATCCTAAAAGGAACTATGCAAGTTCTTCAACAGATAGTAAAGGTGGAACTGCAAAGTTGCTTTCCACAAAGAAAGATGGTTGTATTCTAGTTGTAACACTAGATAATCAAAACCTAGTCTTAAAAGGTTTTTGGAACAACCAAGTTAATGGGTGGAAGTTATATTCTTACTACGATAAGACTAAAACTAATCCACAATTTAACAAGCCTAAATATGAACAACAAGGTAATGGTGAGCCAGTTCATATTCAGCAATGGAAGAATAGTCCTGCACCTGAACCAACGGACTTTAATCCTGCAGAGTTAGACGATGAACTCCAAGGTAGCTAAAAATACTGAACAAGGCGATGTGCCATGGTCTCTCGACGACTTTGAGAGAAATAAACCAAAGGCATTTAATCCTGACGAGATCAGTAACTTTTTAAACTATCTTGATAGAGAACGAGATAAAGCTGAAGTTAAATTTGATAGTTATAAAGATCAAGTTAATGAACAGTTTGATTATGTAGTTTTAGAAAAACTAGATAAGAATAAAGTCTCTATTGCACAAGCTAAAGCACAAGCCACACAAGATAAAAGATACTTAGATGTAAAAGAAGAATACAGAAAGGTAAAACTTAATCATTTGTATTGGAAGTCTTTAGCAAAAAATGGTTGGAGTCATTGTGATAACTTGAAACAGTTAGCCATAAATGATATAGCTATATCAAAACTATCTAAATAATAGTTTTCTGGTGAGGCGAGAAATCGCCTCATCAACTAATGCCAAGTAATCTCATACTGACTTAAATCGTCTCTTTCAGTAATTTTCTTAAACGTCCATTCGTGATGTACAAAATCAATCCCCTCACTATCTTTTATAGCTTGTACGGTACTGCTTACTTTTGGAAAGTTAGGATAGATGTCTATAAAATTTAATACGATGTATTGTCCTAAAGGTTGTCCTTTAGTTTCTACTTGTACTTCTAAAAATGTAATGACAGCATCTATCATTACTCATAGTACTACTTTCTTTTGATAATGTCAGCACCTTTAAGACCATAGATAGCACTGACTACTCCTATGAATAATGCTTGATACCAAAATGGCATGTTGTTAAATTTATCAAAAAATAAATCTACTTTAACCATAATGTCAGGATCATCTGAAAAGATAGACCATATTAATAACATTACTGGAGCCGAAACTAATAATAAGACGAACTCGTCTTTCCATCCTTGTTGATTATCTTTTATAACTGCTTGTTTGTACTCGATCTCACCTTTAGCCATTTTTTCGTAATGTAATCTTTGTGCTTGTGATTCAAGCATTTTACTTTCTCTACGATTTTGATAAATCTTTGCACCTAATTTTAATCCACCTGAAAGAACATTAAACCACATCTTTATCTACATAGTCTTTCAACATTGTTAAACAATGTATAGCTTTATCTATGTCCTCTTTTCTTGCTTTTTTATCTTTGTTTTTTATTAAACATCTTGTTGCATATTTAATTACTTTTGTTTGACAAGCATTAAGATTGTTCTGCATACAATAGTCAATAGGTTGGATTTTTAGCTTGGTGTACCAATCACCAGCAACTTGGTCGGATAACGATGAAATCTGCGTCTGAGAGCCTCTATGGGCTTTTAAAAGGGTCTTTTTTAATGTTTTAATGCTCATACTATCTTTTTTATCCAATCACCTTTATCATTTAATACCATAGGGAGCAAGCGAGGAATACCATCTAAAATTATTCCACAACCCAAAATGAACCTAGTCTTAAAATTTTTTGCGTAATGAAAAGCCATGCTTTTTTGGTTGATCATACAACCTACATTCATAGCAAAGAATAAATTGTCAGGGTTAGCCCAATAGCTTACTAAAAACTTAGTGTGATAATGTCCTTGTACAGCACTCATTCCCATAGTTTGAGATACTTTGAGGACATCGGCTGAACGACCATGCGTAAAAAAACATCTTTGTCCATTAGACATTGTAATTGTTAAATCATCTACCCAGTTCCATTTTTTTGTTCCAAGAAAGTCACCATAATCTTTTAAGAACTCTCTACTCATACCATATTTAATTGCTCTTCTATAAACTAAACTACTATGGTTTGAATCTACTTCTGTTACTTGTGGGTAAATTGATTCTAATTCTCTTACATATTTTCTAGCCATTGTAAGTTCGTGTCCAGCAGAAGCTAGATCAGGGTCGTGTGTATGCATACTGATTGCGTGAAAGTCTAGTAGATCACCTATGTTAATAACTCTGTCAGGTTTAAATTCTTTTTTTATTTCTGATAAAAATTTGATTGCATCCTTGTGTTGATAAGGCAAATGCATATCACTTATTACTAAGATACGTTTGTTCATACAAGGATTACTTGTACAACTATTTAGTGATAATGTAAAGAAATTGCGTGATGACTGCAAAACCTACTGCACCTAGTCCATAAAGAACTCGGTCAATATCTTTTTGCATATGTTTAAGATGGTTGTTTTGAATTGTGTCAATTTTTTGATTGATCAATTTCATTCGACCATCAAGTTCTATAAACTTTTCATTTGTAGTTTTTGGTTTGCTCATTTTCTTCTTCTTCGTTTTCTTCTTAAGTCAGTATCATGCTTTCTACTACCTCGCAAGAAACTATTGACTCTCCCCATTGACCATGCTGCCATCGAAGTTCTTGGTCTAGAGCCTGATGATAGAAATGCACCTTGACCTCTACGATATACCTTTGCTAATTGTCCGTATGTAATACCTTTTCTTTTCTTTGCTTTGTTTCTTAGAACTGTTCTAACTCTTGCTGATAAAGGTCTTGCCATTATTTTACTCTCGCTTTAAACATTGATCTTGGTATTCTGCCACCAGATTTGTAGATTGCAGACATTCTTTTTATAAGACTTGCTCTTGATGATCTCTTACTTCCAGATAATCCAGAAAGATATTTTTTAGGTAATCCTGTCTTTTTATCTTTTGGTACGCTTTTTCTTCTTTTTCTTTTTTTTGGCATATCTTTTTCTCATTGATCTTTTATTCATCATTACTGATAAAGTTGATGTTGTTGTATATCCTGTACTCATTTTCCAGCTTTTCTCATTGCTGATCTATGTGCTTGTCCAAATGTTCTACCTTTTTTCATAGCACTAGCCATAGCTCTCATGTGTTTCATACTATGATGTTTAGAGTGCTTTCTCATAGTTTTTTTCTGTCTAGTACTCAAACCTTTTATAACACTTTTTATTGAACTTGCTTTTACCATACTATTTTCTTTTCTTTTTTTTCTTTTTCTTTTTCTTCTTTTTCATACCACCATAATGATAAGGCATATTTAACTCCTATTAGTTTTGTAATTTTCCACCTGACCATTTTGCATCAGGTAATCCATTTTTATATTCCTTACCATCAAAGGTCAATACTTGTTTTCTGTTGCTACCCTCTTTGTAACTACAATGTACCCATCCACTATTTGCTCCCTCTTCTTCTTTCCAATATTCTAATATTAGTTGATCAAAGTCGCAATTATTAGAAAGCCAAAGTGCTACTTGTAAATTAGATACACCACCTATTTCAAAATCTACTGCCTCACCACGTGTGTGCTGACTAGTTTTTTTACTGCCAATAGCTTCACACAATGCTTCACTACGATAACCTGAAGTTATCATAATTGGTTTATCAAACTTTGCTCTTACAGGTTCTAATACTGCATAACAAAGATCAGTTAAGTTTTTTATTTCACCACTTCCAGCTTTGTTTTTAATTCCTAGTCTAGTAGCTGTTGATGACTTTTCAAACTCTATAAGTTTAAAGTGTTTTGATAGTTGCATCTAACCTCTAAGGTTTAGTTGGAAAAATCTTATTTTTGGCTTTAGCTTCAGTATTCACACCTTCAGTAATGTCTCTTAAATCTTGACGATATTTTTTCATATCATCAGACATAGTAACATCAGATAAAGCATAGTAGTCAGTTTCTTTTAACAAATTATCTCTTTTTTGTCTAAGTGTAGCCATTGCTCTATCTTTTGCACCATCACTCCATGCTTTTTCTTCAGCATCTCTTTGTGCGTTTTCTTCTGCTGTGAGTTTGATTCTCTCACCATTTACCATTTTATATCTATCTGCCATATTTACTCCTTATTGTTGTTTGTTATCATAATTATTTATAGAACTCCATACATATCTATCGTGCCTGAATCTATATTGCCTGATGCAAATTTAAATTGA